CACTGGGCAGTACTGGTATCAAGGACACATCGGGTGATCTAGATATCGCCGTGGATGCCAATAAAGTTACCAAAGAACAACTGCAACAAAGACTGGAGCAATGGGCTATCAGCCACGGCTTCAAACCACAAGAATGGGTCAGGAAGTCGGGCACAGCGGTGCATTTCAAAACACCCATCACAGGCAGACCCGACCGCGGCTATGTGCAAACTGATTTTATGTTGATGAACAATGTGCCATGGTCCAAGTTTGTGCTAGGTGCCATGCCAGTAGACAGCCAGTTCAAAGGCCGTGAGCGTAATGTGTTAATGAACAGTCTGGCCAAAAGTATGGGTTACAAACTGAATCAAATAGCTGGTATAGCCGATCGTGACACAAACAAAATAATCACTGACGATCCTGATCGAGTGGCCAAATTGCTCCTGAACAAAACTGCCACACGCCAAGACTTGGCCAGTGTAGAAAGCATAGTACAGGCATTGAGCCGAGACCCCCAACGTGATGCCAAGTTGGCTGACTTTCGGGCACACCTGGAACGTGAAGGCATTCCATTCATGGAAAGTGCCGTGGTCAATCCTTATCAAGCGTACGACGAAGTAAACTTCCTGGCTAGACTACGAGATCGTATAGTCAATCAAGGCATGCAGATCATTGTAGAAGCCGAAGTACAAGGAGGACGTGCCAAGGGCATTGAACATCTAGAAGACTATGTGTTCCGTAACGGTAGTGCAGGTATTAAAAAAGCCATGGACATAGTAAAGAACACGGCAGAGAACACTGGTGCCACTACCACAGTCAAGTGGGATGGCAAACCAGCATTAGTATTTGGTCGTGATCCAGCAGGAACTTTTGTCTTGACTGATGTGTCTGGGTTTACAGCCAAAGGCTACAATGGCCTGTTTACCAGTCCACGTCAAGCAATTGGATTGTTAGCACAGCGCGATCAAGATGCAGCCGCCAAAGGCAAGCCAGCTGGGCGTGTGGAATATCTTGGTCCCATATATGAAAAATTATGGCCTTTATTAAGTGCCGCATTACCCAAAACATTCCGTGGCTATGTACAAGGTGATTTGTTATACACCGACCGGCCCCCTGAGGATGCTGGCAATTTTGTGTTTACTCCTAATGCTATTACCTATAGGATCCCTATTGCCAGCGACGTAGGACAACGTATAGGCAATAGTGAAGTTGGCATCGCCATGCATACCCGGTACGATGAACCTGGTTCGCCAAAAGAACCAATCGGTAATGTTGATTTCAAACGTGTTCCAGGACTGTTGTTACTAGAACCTGTGTATGCCAAAGAAAATGTACGACCAAATAGAAACTTGGTACAAGCTCTTAGAGACGTATACAAAACATCAGGATCGGCCATAGATGGCCTATTCAATCCAACAGAACTACGAGCCTTGCAAATCACTGACTTGCCTAAACTGTGCATTGATTATATCAACAGTAGGGTTGGTGCTGACTTTGATAACTTGATCGCCGGCTTTGGACCTTGGCTACAAAGCACACAAAGTCCAAGAAAGTTTGCCAACATTGTAGAATATCTACAAAGTCCACGTAGCAATCTAGAAGGCATGGCCGCGGCATTTGAAGCCTGGGCCTTGCTACACGACATCAAGATGGACATATTACGCCAGCTGGATCTACAACATCCAGGACAAGAAGGCTGGGTAATGGCCACAGCAGGTGGCATGGCCAAGGCTGTGAACCGACTGGCAGGTGGATTCACCAGCGCCAACCGTGCCATAAACAATCCAGATCAACTGCCTACACCGTGATTTTCTCTCCAGATCATAAATAATAGTAGGACCTTAGAGTCCATACATAAAGGAGATTCAAAATGGCATTCATAACCGTAGTTTCCGGTGGCGCACAACCGGTATTCGCAACAGACGTACTCAATGGTAATCCAGCACAAACAGCCAACATGGCTAACGCTGCAGTTACCAACTTCCAAGGTCCTAAATTAGACTTTTTTGCTTTGGTAGCTAACACAGCTTTAACTGGCACAGTTGGTAATGCAGGTGGATACGTTAGTAACGTTCTACAAGCAATCCAGCAAACAGCTACAGTAGCTATGTATCAAATTAGTGGTGCACAAAATGCAACCATCAACTTGGCAGTGTATCCAGTTGCTGCTTACACAACCTCAACTTTGGTTGCTGCTGCTCAAACAGCCAATGCAAGTGGTGGTGTAAACATTGGTATTCCAACTGCTAACGTAAGCGCAACTGCAAGCTTCATCACTCAAGGTACATTCTACGTTTAATTGAGTTGATAGCACGACTTTCGTCGTTGATCAACCCCAGATTAAAAACCTGGGGTTTTTCTTTGGCATTAAATATACACTCGATGCTACACACTAATCAATGAGATTCTCCTGCACCACTTTGTTTGATATCACTGCCACCGGCGTCACTGGACACTTTAAATCGTCGCGAATACCTTTTGAAGATCGTGCTGGCAATACCATACTGGATGTTGCAGATTGGAATAGATCCAGGAACCAACAACGCAACTGGGAAACAGTAAATCAAATTATTGGCATGCGAACACAGGTCGATTCGACCATGCCGCAACGCCAAGGTTCCAGTTGGAGTTTTGAATTTGAAACAGAAACTCCTGGAGCATATGGCACTGATACTGATCCTGTGGCAGTATTGTACAGCGATGCAGCGGGTGTTCCCATGCTGACTGATCTGGATAACCGTCAAGACTTGGCATCAGTACTGGTAACGTCTGGACCCGAACAAAACATCTGGTTCAGTCCAATCACGGTAAATAAGTGAACTAGGAAAAAGCCATGAGTGGAACCACAGAAATTGAAAAAAAGAGCCTGGAAGCACATGTTGAATTGTGTGCCGAAAGATACAATGCCTTGGAAGACCGCATAGACAATGTGGATAGCAAAATCTCCAGTCTGGCTACCGTGGTCCGCGAAGTGCATGACATGATACAACACATGGGCAACAAGCAAACAGATCGGTTGATTGCCTGGGGAATTGGTATTATTGGTTCATTAGTGGCCACTATTGCCTGGTTGGTAGCACACTACGTTATTAAATGAATACAGAACAAGAATTTGACCGGATTTTCCGACAGGAATTCCGAGGCCTGATGGACCAGATGATTTTCCAAAATGACAATGGTGAATACGAAGCATTTGGCCGTTACGTTATACAACCAGGACCCACAGGATACAGGGTATCTTGCGCCGCAACTGATGTGGGTGTGTTTACCAATACTCGTCATGCACTAAGTTGGTGTATAGCCGACAAAAATCAATCATACGCATTGGCACGAGATCTATTCAATCTAGATCAAAAATTAGGATATATCACCGACGACATAGCCGTAAGAGCCGCTATTGGCGACCGTAGCACCCGACCGCAGTTCCGTGAAGATATCGAAATCAAGCTGGAAGGTAAGATAATACTGAAAAAACAACTTGAACTGGCGTTGGCCAAATGTGTCAATCAGGCTAAATATTATCAACAACGAGGATTAGACAATGAAACTGCAAGAACTGGCCGCAAGCCCAACAAAACAAGCCGCTAAGGTATTTGAAAGTTATTTTGGTGGTCGTATACGCCTGAATACCATCAGTCGTCGACAAACTCGCGATTTGCTTGGCCGTGTACGTGGCCTAGTAAAAGAGCATCGCAAGACTCCAGAATTTCATCAGAGTGAAAAGAATCCCACCTATTTAAAATTGATCATGCTTGAGCAAGTGTTGACCAAGAAGATGCACGAAGAGATTGCTGGTGGAGCCACAGTGCCCATGGGTCAGCCCACTAACGGAACTCCTAGCACTACCCCTACTACCAATCCTGCACAAGCCGAACAGGCACGCAAAAAAGCATTGACTGATCAAATTGCAGCCACTACCAAACAGATAGAAGAATTAAACAAGCGTAAAACTCAGTTGTCACAGGCCATGAACAATCCTGCAGCCATGGCGGCCATGGAAAATCGCAAGCACAATCGTTTATATCGTCGCCTACAAGAAAGTGAAATTCAGCAGGCACAGGTAGTATTGGCCGCCCAGGACATGGTTGACCGTGTTCAAAAGATGTTGGAAGATGTGACCAGCATGCAGTTCAAAGATTTACCTGCATTAGCTGATCAAGTCAAAAATGAAGTTGGTGTTGAACAGTCTGCACAATTCAACGCTGATGCCACTGCCGCATTGGGTGGGCTGGTACAAAATTTACAGGCCAGCAAACAACAACTAGAACAGGCTCTTGGTGTAGTAACTGGCCAAGGCAGTGGTGCCCCTCCAGCCATGGATGCACTGGCTGGCGCAGAATTACCAGACGATGGTCAAATGCCTGCTCCAGATTCTGACAATGACACAGCTGATCTTGAAGCCGATCTTGACATTGATGCCAACCTGGAAACACCCCCAGCAGCGTTGGGTCGTGGTCGTAGATAATGCGTTTCCGTGAAATTTGTGAGTCTGCTGATGCCAGCACACAAAAATTATTGGCCTTGAGTCAATTTTTATCTGGTCGGGCCGATGATGAAAATGCTCGAAAAGAAATCAGCACAGAAGCATTTATGCAAGCGGCAAACAGTCTTGGCATTGAAGTAAATCCACAAAACTTGCCTGAATATATTGCCAAAAACCCGCTCAAAGATATTCTTGAACCGTTTGATCCAAACAGTGGTGTGATCAGATTCCGTGGCAATACCAACGGTGACACAGGCATGCCAGTTGATCAAGCCAGAGCTATTGTAGACAAAAACGCCAAAGCAGCCTTGAACCGCCGCACCTAATCCATTGACTTTGTGTCATAAGTATCATATACTTGTAAAAAATACTATAGGAAACTGACATGGCATATTCTGAAGCAGTGATTAGACATTATGAAAATCCGTCTAATGTAGGCAAAATGGACTCGTCTGATATTGATGTAGGCACAGGGCTTGTAGGAGCTCCAGCATGCGGAGACGTGTTGCGTTTACAGATCAAAGTAGAAGATGGGATTATCACAGATGCAAAGTTTAAAACGTATGGCTGTGGTTCGGCGATTGCGTCGAGTTCGCTTATCACCGAGTGGGTTAAAGGCAAAACTCTGGATCAAGCAGGAGAAATCAAGAACAGTCAGATCGCCCAGGAACTTGCGCTACCACCTGTCAAGATCCATTGTAGCATCCTTGCGGAAGATGCCATAAAAGCTGCCATAGCAGATTACAGAGAAAAGCATTGATCCACGTCACACCCAAAGCCGCAGGTAAAATTGCTACCAGCCTTGACCGTAGAGGCCACGGCATTGGTATAAGACTTGGAGTAAGAACTACCGGTTGCTCGGGCTTGGCCTATGTGTTAGAATACGTAGACGGCACAGCAGAATCTGATATTGTATTTGAATCAGAAGGTTTTAAAATTGTAGTAGATCCCAAAGACTTTCCTATCCTGGATGAACTGCTGGTAGACTATGTTCGTGCAGGCCTTAATGAAGGCTTTGAATTTGTCAATCCTCAAGAAAAAGATCGTTGCGGTTGCGGCGAATCATTCAGAATATAAAACGTGTTTAATCCAAAATTTGATTACAAACCCATACCCAGGGAAACAGTAGACGGCCGTAGACTGTACGCCACACCAGATGGCAAAAAATTGCCCAGCGTGACCACAATACTAGAAGCTACCAAGCCTGAAGAAAAAAAGCAGGCTCTGCAAAACTGGCGTAACCGTGTGGGACATGCGCAGGCACAGGCCATCACCACAGAAGCAGCCAATCGTGGAACCAGAATGCACAAGTATCTGGAAGACTATACCAAGACCGGGCAGATTGCCGAAGCCGGTAGTAATCCTTACAGCCGACAAAGTCATGTCATGGCACAGACCGTGATTGATCATGGACTGTGTAATGTTACAGAATTTTGGGGCTATGAAGTTCCCTTGTATTTTCCAGGAATCTATGCAGGAACCACAGATGCCGCTGGGGTGCATCTCAATGAACAAAGCATCTTGGACTACAAACAGACCAACAAGCCCAAACGGCGCGACTGGATCGATGATTATTTCCTACAGTTATGCGCTTACGCCGAAGCACACAATGAAGTACATGGTACCACAATCCAAAAAGGTGTGGTTTTGATGTGCGTCAAACCTGAAATGGACGATTCCGGCAACATTGTTGGACAGCCTGAATATCAAGAATTTGTAATATCCGGTGCAGAATTTGAACAGTATCGCCAACAATGGTGGCAACGTGTAGAGCAGTATTATCTGCTAAATACACCATAGACACAAAGGACAACAAATGGCTATTGTACAGATCAGTCAGATCACCAATCGTAAAGGACTACAATCAAATCTACCGCAACTGGCCGGTGCAGAATTTGGCTGGAGCACAGACACACGTCAACTATACATAGGAAACGGCACACTGCAAGATGGTGCGCCTGTTATTGGTAATACTGAGATACTGACTGAATTTAGTGTAATTCCCGCGCCTGTGCCAGAAACTGTGACACTTATAGCAAACACT